CCCACGACCGTACCGCCGCTGGTGTAGGCGTTGGCGTAGGTCGTCCCCTGCAAGTCAATGGTTGTGGCGCTGACCAGCGTTATGACCCATGTTCCGTTCGCCTCAGTGGTGCCCCCCACGCCGCTGACAACAACCGTGAAACCTGTCATCAGGCCGCGCGTTGAATTGAGAGTCAGGCGCACAAGACCGGAGCCGTTGTCGGCCGCACCGGTTACGGTGCGCGTCACCGTATTGTCGCCGAACTCCAGCGCATACCCTTGGTTGACGTTAAACTGGAAATTTATATCCCGCGGCGAGGCGTGCTCTCCGTCTGCTCCGGGTGAACACAGGCACTGCCCGACATACCTCAGACCCGCGCGGGAGCTTGCCCCGCCGCGGTACGACACGAACATATTGCGCATGGTCGAAGCGCCGTTCTGCCATTTCGCCAGATCGGTGCGCCCGTAAAGCTGCGGGCTTATTTCGCCCCCGGTAAAGGAGTTCTGGATTTTTGACGGGGTGCCCATTCATGCCCCCTCTACGGCCATATCATATTGGTATATTCGCCGCTGGACCACGGCGTTCCGCCGTTCCACAACAGGCTTCCACCAGCCATACGGGCATCCATCCACGAGGCGTTCCGGTTTTGATAGATAGTCCCTTCATTCCCATCTCTGACCCGCGCAAGGGATATGGCCGCTTCAGCCTGTTTGACCGCCCGATCCATGAGTTGCAGGTTCAAAGACAAGGCCGGGACCAGATACGCAGCGAGAGAGGATACGAATGCCTGCTCGAACAGCGAGTCGAAAATCACAGGATTGGGCTGGTTGATTGTGTAAACCGCTATCGCCTGCGACTGATTGCACAGGATAACTTCCCGTGGATTTCCGTTGTCGTCCGTGCCGTAAGAAACAGAAAACGGGATCTGCCCTACGCCTGGCACCCATGTCCATGCCGTGTTGCTGGCGGTCGTCAGAGGCGTCCCACCAGTGGATGTCGCGGGCCATGACGGAACGAGGAACCGAATCTGTAAAGAGTCCGATGGTACGGCGTAAGAATACAGCCAAGGAACCGGAGGCAGCGGCAGCGTGTCGCCATCCACATTTTCAGGTGTGCCTTGCGCAGCCTGTAACAGCGTCAGCGTTTCCTGCTGTTTCAGGCAGTTCCAAGGCGCCGTGCGTGCCAGTTGCTCGAAAACCGGCACAAAAAGAACGCTGATGGCATCGGCTTCGGTGGAACCCTCGTTAAGGCTTCCGATCTGCGCTCTTGCGCCTATCTGCAAAAGCGCACGGTTCGCCAGACTTATATCGGAACTGGAGGCCGTCATCGGTGGGCCTCCTATTCTTTATACATTTTCCTGTAATCTACGCGGCGCATTTCAGCTTCCGCCTCTTCGTCCTCGTGGGCTTCGTCTTCAAGGGCCAGATGGGTGATCTGGATCTCGACACGGACCTTCTGCCCATCGTCGGTGTCCCTCTTGCTGACGCTTGTGACTTTGCCGATAGCGTGCATGTGGATCAGGTCGCCTGCGTCAACATCGCCGCTGAGATCAAGCTTTTTAAGTTCTTCCTCACAAAGGGAGATGCACAGGCCATACGGGTAAATGTCGCGCGGGTACGCAGGGGCAACGCTATCAAGGCGTTCCTCCTTCAACTCCTCCGGACTTTTCGCCATATCGACGAAATTAGGTATGATCTGCATTATGCCGTCCTTTGCAGTTGGAACGTGCCGCCGACCAGAGCAACCGTGTCTGAGGCGTTAGATGTATTCTGCGCCATCTGCACGGCAACTGTGCCGCCCGTACCCACAACAAACGTCCCCTCGATGATCGTCAGGATGACCACTTCGGCCTGCGTGAACAGGTCGGTTTGCGTGGTCGTGGTCGTGGTATGCTGGACGGCTACGGCGGCGGCTGTAAACCCAGTCGCGGTTGATTCGATAGAACTGAGAACCGCGGTGGTGTAGGCGAAGCAATACTTGATCCCACCGGTCCCGCTGGCCACTGTTGACGGCAGCACGCACCGGAATTTGTAAGTCCCCGCCACAACAGTCTGGGAAAGTCCGGTGACGTTGGCGTATGTGGTCGTGGCGTTGGCCGTGACCGCGCCGGACGTAACCACGGTTTGCGTCGTGCCGATACCCGCTACAGTCGCGCCTGTGATGGTCGTCGAGGCCGTGATCGCCCCTGTTACATCAAGAGCCACGGCAGGAGAGGCGTTTAAAATCCCCACTCTGTTATTCGTCCCGTCAACCAAAATCGCGTTGGCGTTTCCATCCGACTCTACGCGGAAATTAACAGCGGCTCCGGCTTCGTTGAAAACAGCACCGCCATCGTTTGTAAGAACGCCGCCGGTCTGTGTAACCGCGCCCGTGAACAAGCTTGCGCCTGTCACATCAAGCGGGACCGTGGGCGCGGCGGTAAAAATCCCTACCCTGTCATTGCCAGCGTCTACGAAGACGGCGCTCGCATTGCCGTTCGACTCGACACGGAAATCCACATCGGCGCTGTTCTCATTGAATACTGCCCCCCCGTTGACGACCGCGCCGCCGCCGAGTTGCATGACCCCGGCGGGGTTGTACAGAGCCGTGTCGATACCGGCGACCGTAACCGTGCTGGATGTCGCATACGTCACCAAAAACCGCGCGACCATATTGGGTTGCACCGTCGTGATCCCCGACACTGTGACGCTCGACCCGCCTGTAATCGTGGCGACGGCATCCGTATTGTTGATATAGGTGTAATAAAACGCCTGCCCGACCTGTGCCCATGAAGGAAGCGCGGCGATAATGAGAGCCGCCGTCGCGGTCGTGTCCGTGAATGGTGTAGCCGACTGAGACCCGCCGCGCAGGGTCGCGCCGCCGACAATTCCGGCCGCCGTGATCGTGCCAGCGCCGACCGTGGTAAGAGCGGTCAGCGTAAGATCGGTTGTGTCGAATGCCTCGGCCAGCGCAGCAATCTCCCCCGTTGTGGTCTGGAAAGTCGCCGCCGCAGGAACGCCGGTGGGGTTTTGACCAAGGACGTAAAGAGTCTCCGAACCTGTAAGTGCCATAACCGTTAGTCTCCTTTATCTTGCGGGGCCGCTGAGGATTTGGTTTCCTTGACGTGCCTTTTGACCATATCGCCGTATTCCGTCTGGTGGCGTTTATACATATCGCCCACTTCGCTCATATGACGCTCATGAATGGGGATGCCGGCCGTGCCATCGCTGACGCGCGCCGATTCCTTCTCGGCCGCCGTCGGGCCTTTTTGGATCTTCTTTTTCCCGCTCTCATCGGCAACGATTTTAGGGGAGTTTTTATACATTCTGTCTGATCGGCCGGCCATTATTTTCCCCCGTACATTTTGCTGCGCATGTTCATCAAGGTCAGAGCCAACCGGGCCTGCTTGCCGGTTTTACCCGGAGCGTCCTTTTCTTTTTCGGCGTATTCCTTCGTGTCCATTCCGGCCTTCTCAGCCTTGGCACGGAATTTTCCTTCACCGCCCTCAACTGCCTTTTTGATCCATTTTTTCTTAGCCATCCGGTCCTTTGCCTTCCAGACCCGTGTCTTCGGAACCGGCGTTCAGAACGTCGCGGTTTCTCAGGGAAAGCTTGCCGCGGCTCTGTGCGCCCGTCATGGGTGCGTCGCCATCCGGTGCGATAACTTCAACGCGCGGGCCTTTCTTACGGGGGCGACCAAGGACGGCCTTCTGGTCCGCCCCGCCGATAACCTGCACCTGCTTGGCGCTAAGACGCTCCATCTCCAGCGCGTTGTCCAGCGCTTGAGACATGCCGGAATACGAACGGCCAACTTTCTCCGCAGCCGCCCGGCCAAGATTGTCAAGCATCTGAAGATATTTTCTCGTCTCGTCACGGGCCATGCCGTTCAGCGGGTCCATACACAATGACGGTTGCCCGGCCCACGCAATGATCTCGCCTTCTTTATACAGCGTGTCGTCAGGGCCGAAAAACGGGCCGTTATCGTTGATACGGTACACGGGGCGGTCATCAGGGATGATCACCGGTGTTTTCGCCTGTGGCGGGATAGGAGAAAGCTGCATATGTATGTCCTCTTTAGGTTATCCCCGGCGCCAGGGAGAGAGAGCGGCGCCAGGGATTCGTTAAAATTAAACGCTCGTAAAGTTGTTACCGTACTGCACCGCGCGGCCCAGAGACGGCGGGTTAAGCATAATAACCCCCGTTACCGAAACAGCGCCGTCGCCGGTTTGCGTGTAATAAAACCGGTAGAAACGCGGCACAAAGTTCGGCGTCACCGTTGATGCCGGCGGGATCGGCAACTCAATCGTCTCGCCGACATCCAGAGCCGTCCCGACAAACGCTTCCGTCTGCGCCAGCGTCACATAGGTGCCGGGCGCGTCGGAGCCGTTGTCTTCGGCGGCCTGCACCGCAAAAGCAACAGTGCCAGTGCCGGTGCCGTTGGTTGTCACCGTCCAGTATGCGACAGGGCGTGCAGCCCCATCGCCGAGGCCGATATCAAAACCGATTTCGCCGTTGCCAAACGTCATGCTCGGGGCATTACCGCTTCCGGCGCCTGTTACATCGTAGATGACCGAAGACGCAGCCGACGTGGTAATCGCCTGCGCAGTGGAAAGTTTCAGGGGTGCGTCATAAAAAGCCATTGTCGTTCCTCCTTGATTACGTGATACGGGCTTCGCTATTGGTCAGCGCGTCCGAAACCCGGATCGCGATGTCGCGGAACATCATTACCGGGTCGCCGGCATAGTCCTTGGACGACAACAGGACGTTCTTGTCTCTGATCGCCTGAATGTCCATGAACTCCCGTCCGGTACGGTTGGTGTACCATGCGGGCATGATCCCGGGCTTGGGGTCGCCAGGCGCATCCACCTCGGTGATACCCGAGGTCCGGCGCGAGGCCGTCGGCAGCTTGACCACAGCCCGCGCCATGAGCGCGAACAGGTCGGGCGCAGACGTGCCCAGCAGACCGGCGGTTGTTACATCCACGTTACAGATGCGGACGTTATACTGCCAGTTCTTGATCGCCAGACCGACTTTCCACGCAAAGTAGCTCGTATAGCCCTCGAAGCGGTTTCCACTGGAGTCGTACAGCGGCGTGATGTCACCCTTGTCCTCATACACCAAGCCGGCCTGCGACCCTTTCGGAAAAATCCCGAAGGTCGTGTTGTCGCCCCAGCCGACCAGCCACAGCGAAAGGTTATCGCTGCCCGTGCCGCCAGCATCAATCACGTTCCGCGCGCTCTGTGCCGTGGAAGTGGA